CGTAGCCGTTGGTCTTGCACCACTTAACCCGCTTGGCGTTGACTTCACGGCTTCTGATCGGCTTGATGCCCATCTGTTTCATCTGCTTGGCCTCGGGCGAACCCTCAAAAGCCGTCACATTGCCGGGGTACAGGTGCAGTGTCGCGCGGTCATACTCGATGTAGTAATACTCAGCAATCCTCACCGTATCCTGGTTGATCCAAACCGAGATCGACTGGTCGCCTACGCCTTGCGCTTGCAGGGTCGAGATAGGACTTGCATCAGGAAACATGCGCTCGTACTCAGCGCGCTGCAAGTCTTCGGTAACGAAGCACCATTTAGCGTCTGCACCACACGGGTCTTGGATCGTCGGATCCATGTAGACCGAGAACGAGTTGCGAATGCGCGCGATCTTGATGTCCTGATCGAACGTGTCGTCGTCGCAGTATTCGGTCAGGATTCGGATGTAGCCTTCGCCGTAGGCAACTTGGTTTTCGCAGGCGGTGTCGTAGGCAACGTCGGCATCCGAGATGTACTCGATGTGCCTGACCATGCCGTTGTAGATTTCGGCGACTTCTGGGTCGGCGTTGTCGTCAGCGGGTATAACTTTGCCGCTCGGACGGTTTTGTCTTTGGTCATTCGTGACCTGTCGTACGTGTTGCGGCAGCTTGTTGATGGTCAGCGTCGGGCGTGCATTGATCGTCTGACCTTGCACCGCACCACGGGTTGCCAACACATCAGCAGGCCACTGCCAGTGGTTGTCTGGCGAGCCTGCGTAGAAGCGCAGGTCGTCTAGCTCGTCTTCCCGGCTTTCAGAGAAGGCAGAAATGGCCATTTGCATGCGTTTGCGCATGGTCGACAACACGTCTTGCGTGTCTTTCTTGATGTCGTCGGGCGGCGGATTACCGCCAATATCGGCGACTTTTGCTGCCTTATTTATGCCGGTATAGTCCATTTATTTCATCTTTGGCTGTGGTCGGGCGTTGTAGTCGCGCAAATCCTGCTCCATGATGCCGTGCAGGCGTTGTTCAGCGGCTAATGCTTCCTTAACTGTTGGGTAGATTGGAAACTTAATGCCCGATTTTATGGCAAAACGCATGGATTGCGGAATATCTCGCACTTGACCGTGCCAATAGGTCGGCAAAATCATGTGCCCGCCATCAGCGCCTATAACCGACCCTTTAAATGTCGTGACTGACCCGTCGGGGTTTTTTAAGCCGCGACCTTGGTACAGGTTTGACCTGTGGTAATCGATAACTGCCTGTTCGTCGGGCGAGAGTTCCATTTATTTCATCTTTTTCGCGGGTTTTGACGCTGCGCGCTTGGTTGCGAACGCGATGGCCACGGCCTGTTTGACCGGTTTGCCCGATTTTACTTCAGCTCTAACATTAGAACGAAAGGCTTTTTCCGATTTCGACTTAACCAGTGGCATGTTACTTCCCCTTTTTCGCCGTTTTAGCCGATTGTTTGAAGTCTTTGGCGGTTGGTGCGCCTGGCGAGCCGGGTTTTCGCATCTTTTCGCCGCTTCCGGCCTTAATGCGTGCTTGTTTGGCGTGAATATTACTGTAAAGACCCGGTTTAGTAGCCATTTTTAGCACTTCCATCGTTTGAGCGCCGCTTTGGCGCGTTCACCGTCTTTCGCGTTCGCTGCCACTCCAGACATGCGAGCACAAAAGGATTTTTTACGACCTTCATCCGCTTTCGTTTTCGGACTCGGCGCAGGCGCCTTCAAGTTGCTGCCCGTCTCGCGGTTGTACTTCTCCCGCCCCTTGGCTGTTAAGCCCGCGCCCTTACTGACTGGCAGCTTCTCGCCTCTTCCAACGCTCAGTGACACGCTTTTCTTAGCCATCACGACCCCATCCATCCAGTTGCAGCGACGGGTCGCTGCGTGTAGCCATCACTGCGCCTTGAGGCGCGCTCGTATCCCGACTCACGGTGCGCTACCGGAAACGCGAACGTCACCGCTAGGGCGTCGGCTGCGTCGGGTGACGCCAGCCCGCGAGACTTCATCTCTTTCTTGCCTTCCAAGTAGATCGTACCCGACGAGTCGGGCTTCTTCATGGGGCCTGTCAGGTCGGCTTTCAGTTGCCTGTCGTTGGGGATGCTGGCCGTTCGTAGCCAGTCCTTCATCGCACCCCATATCTCAGCGCGCTTGTTACCCCACATGACTGGTTTGCTGGACTTCCAACCAAAGTTTACCCCACGAACCTTGTATCGCTGTTCTTTTAATCTGTCAAGTATCCCGTAGCCCAGACCGCCCTCGTCGATGATGGTCAGTGCTGGTCGGTACTCTTCGATGGCGTCGATCACCCGACCGACGGTCGTCATGGTGTCCTCGCCGTGGTACCGCTTGATCGCTACCAAGTCTCGTCCTTGTCGCACGACGATGACGGTTGCATCCGCGCCGCCTCGAGCCGGGTCAACGCCGACAATAATTGGCGCCGTCTCATCCTTGTATTTTGGCCGATTGGCGGCGTCGTCGACAGCACTCGCACCAATAAACTGATCTTCGCCAGCTGAAGGAAACTCTCCGTAGACCTCAACCCTAGCCTGCGGCGAATCCTCGCCATACTCCGCAATGATCTGCTCATATATCTGCTTGTCCGTATCCTCGACTGTCCGTGAGTCGATGTTCTCTGTCTGCCAGAAGTTACGCTTGGCGTGAAAGCACTCGTAGAAGTAGCCTTGGTTACGCCGTGGGTTACTGAACGCAAACCAGTACCGGTCTAGGATGGGTTCCGTGAAGAAGCCCGCACCAACCGACCAGATGGCGTCCGGTATACCGCTTGCCTCGTCGAAGATCAGCATCATGCCGTCGTGGTTGTGGACACCGGCGTAGCTGTCCGGATTCTCTTCCGACCAGAGTTTGCCTTCCGCTGCCCAGTAGCGCGTACCCTTCTTCAAGTCCCGCTCGACCAACTCGGTTAGCCACTTGGCGGGCACCAGTTTAGTTGCGCTAATCTCCCACCAGTGGTTGTTAATCACCATCGCCTGCCACTTAGTCAGCTCACCCCATGTGACCGACCGCAGCTGGGCTTCCGAGTTAGCTGAGACGATTACGCTTGATCCGATGCGGGTGGTCAGCATCCACAGGATGAGCCAGGCAACCAACGCCGACTTACCGATACCCCGGCCAGACGCAATCGCTGTTCGGAGCGCGTCCATGTCGATCTGACCCCGGTTGTTTTTGATGTGGGTGGCGATGCGTCGCAGTATCTTGCGCTGCCAAGTGCGCGGGCCTTTGAACTTGGCCAGCGGTGTGTTGGGTTGCCCCCACGGGAAGGCGAACAGCACGAACGCCTCGGGGTCGTCAGCAATAGTCGGCGCCCAGAGGCGCGACATCAGGAGCTGCTCGCCTTCGGCGTCATAGATCGGCTGTTGCGCCATGCGTCACTTTAGTAGTTAGTCGTTCGGGCTTCTGTTCGGTAATCAGACCTTCAATGGTGCGCCCATCGATGACGCGTTCCTGCGCCTGTTGCAGCGCCTGCGTGATGCTGATCTTGTTCGTGATGTCCACACTAATCTCTTGGCGGGCTGTCCAGTTGTGGACGTGCTGGAGTATAGCGAGTGCCGCCTTGCTGTCGCCAGACCGGGCAGCTTCGCGCAAGTGTGCGCTGGCCTCAATCTCGGAGTCAGCGCGTCCTTTTAGTACCGCCATGTCCGCAGCAGGATCCAACTCGCACAGCTGCCTAAACTCGGTGGGCAACATGCCCGCCGCCAAGGCGAGCGAGTCGCCTTTCAGTCCAAGCGCGGCAGCGTCATAGATCGCCTGGAGACGCGACTCAGTCGCTTCCACTTTGCGCGGGGTGAAGGGGATTGATTTGAACATAGCCGGATATTAGCGCATTTGTGGGTCATGTGGGCCATGTTGGCTGTCTACAAAAAAAAAAAAAAAAAAAAAAAAAAAAAATTGTTTGTAACACCTCCGTTTTCGAGACCGGTCGGCCGCAGGCTCCCCGCCCCCCCAGGTTAGTAAGCACTTACTTACGGGTTGCCAGGCTGACAAGTTAGTAAGCACTTACTTACCAGGTTAGTGGGTACTCACTTCTAATGTTAGTGAGCACTTACTTTGCAGCCAGGTTAGTGAGCACTCACTTCAAGCTGCCAGGTTAGTGGTCACTAGCATGTGGCCGGTGACCTTTTTGCTAGGGCCCTTTTTCGTTGCCCTTTTGCTACCGAATCTGTGGATAACTTTTTTGTTGCCAAAATGCTATGTGGGTCATGTGGGTCATGTTGCCACCGGTTTAAAATCGCTGGGGGCTCGCGTGCATGCGCGCGCATTCTAGACACTGTTAGCATTATGATAACACTTTATAAATAAAAATTAACCTTAAAAAACTAATGGAACATGACCCACAAAATGCTAAAAGCCGCTCTCAGTCTAGGTTATCGCGTGGGTCACAAGGCACGTTTTTTGACGGGCACAAAAAGCCAAGATTGGCTACAAATTGGCATGCAAAATAAATGCAAAACTTTCTTTTACATTTTTTCTTTTTTGGTGTATAAAGATGTCTGCAGCACAATGTTTTGCAGTCTAACTGCCTAATTTTTAATCAGATAGGGGAAAACATTATGAATACATTCAACGAATACATGGCATTTTTTGATAAGTGGATTAATTACCAGTTTCCGCGTGACGAGGACGCTGCGCAAAACCGCGAAATTTTGCAGGTAGTGGGTGAATTGGTAACGGACGCGGATGATCTTGTTTACTGGTCTAACCGCGATTGCTGGTCTATGTATCACTACGCAAAGGAGTTAGCATGAAACCAACTATCGCCGAAATATGCGGCGCGATTTTAGGATTCGCCGGCCTTGCTGTATTTATGTTTCTTTGCCTTGCCTATTAATTAACTGAAGGGAACCGACCATGAGCAATCTTTCTTACACTTTTACCGAAGGTCAAATTGTCGAACTGTTCCACGGCGTACCGCATGACGCGTGGACTATCTATAACGCACCGGATGACGTGATAATCCGCGCGCTACAGTGGAACGACAGGAACGGCGATTTTGAAGGCTTAGAGCGCGTCCGCCTGTTGGAAATATTCTTGTCCGATTTTATCGTGTCTAAATAAGGAGAACTGACCATGCAAAACCAATTACCCGACAGCGTCAATTTCACGTTGCATTTCACTGACATTCAGGAAATTGACGATTCGCTGACTAATGATGAGGCGCGTCAAATATTGCGGATTATTGCGCGAAAAGGCGAGGCGTTTGATTCTGAAACGCTTGATTCATGGATTGATTTTTTTAGAGCTAGTCAGGCAAGGGGTTAATTATGACAAACACCACATACAACGGATGGACAAACTACGCCACATGGCGCGTCAATCTGGAAATGATCGACGGTTTAGAGTTAAGCGATTTTGGCACTAATTTAGACGCTTACGACTTAGGGCAGGCGCTGAAAGATTATGCGGATGAAATTCTTTGCCAAGGCTGCGGGTACGAGGGGCTAGTTTTGGATTACGCGCGCGCATTTTTGTCCGACGTTGACTGGAGACAGATTGCCCAGCACATGATTGCCGATTACGCAGAAGAAACCAACTAACAGGAGAATTGACCATGCAAACCCTAAATATTGACGGCACTACGTATACGCTGAAATTTGACAAATGCCCGCTTGAATGGGCAAAACTCGCCCGCAAGGCATGGAAACCCAAAAAGCCAAAAGACATACGCAAGTTTCCGAAAGATTACGCCGGCACGATGTCAACCGGCGATTACGTCCGCCAATTTGAGACGCTGAACATGCTCATCAAAACCGAATATGACAATTTGAACTATTCCGGCACGGCGCTTTATGACCCGTCAATCCCGTTACTCGAGGAGTTAGCCGATGAAAACGCATATTGATATCAGCGGCGGCCACTGGCCGCAACACCTCTGGCCGCACACCTACACTCACGGCGATACTGAATTGCTTTGCTTCGTTGACTGGGAGCCTGCAGACCGCTCTACCGGTTACGCCGGCGCCGCTTGGTTGATCCATGCATACGCAGGCGGCGTTGATGTAACTGATTTACTGAAGGATCATATAATCCGTGACATTGAAGCGGAGGCCGCGTGTTCGCTCTCATTGGATTAATCCTTGCGGCGCTATTGGCTGTTGTGTTAGGTTTATAGCGCGCGCACTCTCCACGCGCCGGCCATTGTGGCCGCCCTTCGGTTGCCCGTCAGGCCAAAACCTGACGGGCTTTTTTTTTACTTGACTAAGCGAACCGCTGACGGCGCAGGGGTTTCCTCGACCATGCGGCGCAGTTCTGACTTCGTAGCTGACTTAGCCAAGTCCGGCGCGCAGATAATGTGCTTGCGGGCATCGAAATCGCGCGATCGTAAGCGCCCCATGTCGACCCAGCCAGCTTCTTTCAGCGCGTGCAAGAGCGCCTGTTGCACTACCCGCGTGCCCATCGGCGCGCCGCCTTGCAGCCTGTCGCAGATCGAGTAGAAGGGCGCGGCCACTACGCCCGCTGAAAACTCACCCAGGCGGCGCTCGATCATCTCGACCAAATACGATTCAGCGGTAGACCGGCCTTGCTCGACCATGATGATCTTAGCCTCGGTCAATGGCGGGGTTGCGCCGGGGTTAAACCGCGAGACATCCCGCTGATACAGCCAGCCAGCGGCCACGGCCAGCCCGCCGGCCTTGTACCAGTCCCAGATCGCGCACGCTTCACGCTCAGTCATCCTCGGCGCCTCGGAGTACGTCACGAACCAGCGGCGGTCATCCCCAGCAAGTGAGATCGGCACGCGCTCATTTGAGAACGCGAGAACGAAGATGCGGTTTAATGCCTGATAAGGGTGTAACCCCTTGCGGTTCACCTGCAAGAAGTCCGGCGGCGCTGCAATCACGGGTTTTAAATGGTTTTCTAGCGCGCGGCGGTCTTTCGCCTCAGACTGGCGTAGTTCCTCAAACACCATCACTTCCGACTCGTAGGCGTAACCCCACTGGGATTGAATTTCCTCATTACGCACGATAGACACGTTTGAGAGCGCTTCCCCGCCAATGCCCCAGAGAAATGGCTGCCACATGGTGTCCTTGCCGGAGCCTGGGTGACCGATATGCAATACCGCGTGATTGATTTTGCGGTTCGGGTGCTGGAGCTTGTGCGCCATGACGTCCAGCACATGCTCACGCTCGACAGGGTCGGGGATCATGCGCGCCACATGATCGAGCCACGGCTGCGCGCTGCCCGACTTAACCGGCGGCCGGTGATTGACCCATCGGTTGCCGTAAACTTGACCCTCACGCGATACCAGCACCGTCTCGCCGGCGGCGTACGTGATGCCGGTAATTGTCAACGC